GTATGATTTTACGCCTGATGAGTTTACAGGCACACCCGCCCCACCCGCTTCCTTGAGCAGTTGTGCTTCCTGTTTGTTGATGTAAGCAAGTTCCTCCCCTTCGGGTGCTTGCTCGTTTAAAAGCCTGGCGGCTTCACGCAATGGATCGTTATATTCTTTTTCCATGTCGATTATGTTTTAATGATGTAATTTAAAATAATGGTGGGCTGGACATTGTTGTGGGCGGAGGATGCGTTTTGTGCGGTGTTGTTTGCCGTAGTACGAGTTGTTACGCTACCTGTATCATCAGTTCCACCAAAATGAGTACTTTCCTCCCCGGCATCCTTCATTGTTCCAACAACATGGTTGTGTGCCGGCAGACCCGATTCTGCGGATGTGAGGAGGTGTTCTTGCGCCCCGTTTGTTCCTCTGCCTGTGTCGCCTGGATTTCCGTTATTTGATCCTAATGCTCGACCATTTATATTCGCCGCTGATCCAGTTGTTAAACGATCAGCAAAACCTCCTGTATTAATATCTAAACCAGCGATAACTCGTCCACGAAGGTCAGGTATGTTAAATGTGGTTGATCCATCTCCTACGCCGTAGGTTGTTCCGACTATGCCAAATAAACTAGAGTAGGTTGTTCTGCTTATAGCCGCACCATCACAAAGTAAGTACCCTGTTGGAGCGGATGATCCAGCATAAGGCATAAGCGATGCAGTCGGCATAAGTACACTTACCGCCGCGCTATCGAGCTTGTCCGCTGTAACCGAACCGTCTTTTATGTGGTTGGTGCCAACTGCTCGATTAGCGTCTACTGAAGCATCACTCGCCAACTCGTTTGAGCCGATTCCATTGCTTGGTACTTTAAGTTTACCATCACCTCCTGGTACTCCATAGTTTGTGTTGTTTGCAATGATTGTGGCTCCGTCTGCTGGTTCATCAAAATTTGCAAGGTCTACAATGTCTTGCAGTTTTTGCGCGGTTACTTGATCGCCTGATGCGAAGGTTTGTCCTCGTGATAATATTGCCATAATTAATGTCCTCTATGAAATGGATGTGGTTGATCGGTTGGTTATTCTTGCGTCTATTTTAACCGCCCGAATGTAGGGTCTGCCCAAAGATGGTTTGATGTCTGCCTGTACACCAAATCCGCGTTTGTTTATGCGGGTCCGGAGAGATGCCTCTTCGGAGTCCGGCAAGGTGCTTCCAAGTAAAGATGAAAAGCTGGTAGTGTCGGATACGGAGTCAGGATCTTCGGTGATGAATTGTATGTCTGCGTTGGTTTGAGAACCACTATTGCTTTTCACATGGATCTCGGATCGGCTGAATACTTTTCGATCCATCGCATCGGCATCGAATTGGCGAGTGGTTAGCTGGCTAATTACAGGAATGGTTTCGGAAGATGCTTGACCAGGTGTAACTGATACAACATCTCCACCCTCAACCGCATCCACTTTATGCACCCCGCCCTCTTCAGTTGTGATATAGAGTGCATTCTGTGCGCCTTCACGAGCTACGATTAATTCACGAATCGCAAAGTCAATAGAGTTTACCGAATCTATGCTTTCAAACCCGCCATTGATAAAATTGTAAACTAATATGGTGTTTAGCTTTCTGCCATTACCCGCACCAGGCTGAGAATCCAATGGAACTGCCAACCAATATCTGTTGTTGAAATACACGCCGCATGACAGGTGAGCGTAGTCCTGATTTATACGATCTATGTAGGGCTGTATAGTTTCGGATATGGGTGTACCTGTTCCACGCAAGTGATACTGGTCATAAAACTCTACCGAGTAGATACCTTGGTCGGATAGGAATAAAATCTTGTTGGCTACCTGGACGATTGATTTGCGGGCAGATGCACCGATCTCACTCGTCACCACATTGGTGGACACATCGGAAAGAGATCCACTCACGCCTGTAAGGAGGTGGATGGATTTTCGGTTAAATGCGACAATGCTGTCTTGGGTGAAAGGTTGGAGGCCAACTAGGTAATCGCTCTTACCAGCAGATGCTCGGAACTGATTGCCGATAATATCGAATGTATCTGAATCAAATATATCCGAGGCCGCCAACTCATCCCTAATTTCTCGGTCCACAGGGATAGTATCTCCTGTATACCAATATGGAACCCACAATCTACGCTGGTGAAATTCACCCCACGGAGCGGCTGGCATATGCTCGTACCCTTTTCCGATAGCTAATGCTTTACTTACGGTGAGTGATGCTCCGAGGGATACATTTGCGACTCCAAGGTTAAAGGTAAATCGATCATTCACATTGTCGCTATCCTCATCGGATACAGATGTGACTACAGCTTTTTGATTTACAAATAAATCGTAGGGGGATGCTCCAGCACGGATGGTAACCTCGTCACCTTTTTGGAGGTTATGCCCCGCCCCAATATCCATCGTGACCACACCATCGGTTGCGGTGGCATTGGTGTCGGTAAAGTATTGTGGAGTAGTATATGCACCATTGCTTACCCTGGTAAAGTCCTCAAAGTATTCGACCTGTGCGCCGGAGGTATTATAGCTGGCAACAGTTTGCGAGTTTGCCATCTCTACGGTGAAGGATGTGGAGGTTGGTGCAGTCTTTATCTGATAGCAGTTGTTAGGATCGTAAGTTGGCCAGCCTGTGAAATTTGTGAGGGTGACAAAGTCACCTACTACTCGTCCATGATCTGCTGTGGTATTTACGGTGATTACCTGACCACTTTGAGATGCCGAACTGACTGATCGATAAATAAGTTTTGGGGAGGCAGAAAGAGTGGTCTTGCGAGGCCGAAAGATAAACATCTTATCAAACCCTTGAGTCATTCCGACAGGACTATCTACTGTTTCTCCCCCACCCTCGTATCGGCATTTAAATAAGGCCGAGTCTTTTAGCCGAATGATTACGCAAAGGTTATTTGTGGCTGAGAATATATAGTCGTCATTATTGGATGACGCATCGGAATATACTGCCGAACCATACACCGCATTTACCCCGTCATCATTGATGATAAAGTTCTGAGTTGATGACGCTACTGATGTATTTCCAACTGATGCACCCTGTACAGAGAAAGTAGTATCTGCCCCTGTGTTGGCAAATGATATTGTTTTTGCAGATACATTTATAGCTGTAATCGTATGACTACCATTTATAGATACATCAATATTATCAATGTAAACTAAACTACTAACTGTAAAGTTTGATGACGGAGTGTCTTGAAGAGTAAGCGTAACTACATTACTTGTTCTTGATGCCGCAGTAACTACATAATTTAAAGTTGTCGCTATGGAATTTCCTATACTTGCGACCGAGGTTGCCCCGACATTATTACCAGCAATAGTAAATGCTTCCTGTTCTCCTGAAGATCCATCTGAGTAAGTGACTGTTTTTGTAGTGAAGTTGACGGAGGCTAATAAGAATGTACCATTTGGGTCAGTAGCATTTGTGAAGCCTAATCCTTCTATGGTTATGTTTTCACCAGGTATAAATCCAAGGCTCGGAGTGTCGTCTAATACAAGGGTGACATTTCCGCTATTATCGCGCTGTCCCGCAGTTACCAAATAAGGCAAACGCACAGCATCGGCTCCCGATGTGATTGATCCGAATAGAGTAGATAATCCTTTGCGGGGTTGCCATGTGCCATCATCATTCATCCGGCCATTCTTCGATAGTGCGACCTCACCAGGCTTTAGCTGGTTCGGACGCAAACGCGCATTCATCCGCAGAAAGAAGGTGTCCCCTTCCGAGATGAATGGATCGTCTAGTTGACCGTATGATCGGTATCGGCTCATCTATTTCTTACGGATCTCCTGGTAGAGTTTGATCGACATATATACGAGGGTCACCGCACCTACCGCGATACCCAGGAAGGAGTCGATTGTGGATAAGCCAAAAGTGGCGGCTGTGCCACTCATTCCAGCTACTGATACGCGGTCAATCATATTCATTTATCGTCTGCTGGGCGATGGCCCAAAATAAAATCCGAGGATGCCCATAAGGGCGGTGTGTCCCATATAGGCGAGGTGGCCACTCGATAGCGTGATGGGGTCTTGGCTGGCTGGGTAACTGATAAGGCCGAAGAGCCATTCCGTTCTGCCTTCTCCATGCGCGTTGGTGATGGAGAGGAACTCTGCCGATGGGTAGAGGGTGCAGAACAGGACGCACAAACACAAAGTGCCAATGCCCATAAAAGCAATAATTCTACG